GAAACGTGCAACGGTGTCCGGCATGATCTTACGGTCGGCGATTGCTTTCGGCGTTGCCTTCGCCAGAGCTGTTAGGATGTAGTCGAAAGCGGGTGACTGCTTAGACGTGACAACCTGACTGGTCGCCTCTTGCACCTTCTCGCGCTCGTTACAGCTGAAGCAGTGCCGCCAGCCGTCTGAGTTGATAGCTGCCGCATCACTGCTGCCACACTTCGGGCAGGGGATGTGCGTTTTAATGAATGTGGACATTATATCTCCTCGACACGAAAACAACCATGAATAGCTAGCTCGGTTTGCAGCCACTCGTCGTCTTCGATTCTGTTTAAGTGATTTTTCGTTAGTAGTGGTGGGATGTACTTCGGCGTTACGTTGACGCGCGTCGGCGTGTCGTTAACGTCGTTGTCGTCGTTAGCGTTTAACATACTACAACCTCTTACAATCTTTTTAATCCGTTAACGTATAAGTTGAGTTTAGCACGTAATTTCTGTCGCGTCAACGGCGTGTTAAGAAAAAATGTGACCGATTGCGCCTATCAGTATTGACAAGCACAGCACTGCCGTCACTAAGACGACAGTGCCGATGATGGTTTTCTCAACAATCTTCACGCTTCCTGCGCTCCTTGAACGGTGACTTCGCCAGGACGTAGCCTGTATGTAGCCATCAAGTAGTTAGCGTGGCTGTCTGCCTGCTGCCTAGTCTTAAAAGCCTTCTCGACGTTGCCGCATACTAATACTAAAAACATGACGTAGCCCCCAGTGATTTGAAATAGTTGCGAGTGTGCTCTGGATAGGCGTTCTCAAACGCTCTAAGCGCCTCCCAAGAATCACGCTCCTGTTTTTCGCTCTCGGCGTTACTCACCTCTTCGCGTAACAGCTCGCGCACCTCTTTAAACTTGTCATAATCAATCATACCATATCGCTCCTCATTTCGCCTCTGCGCTCTTCTAGCAGTTCTAGGTACACCCCTACTACATACCCGTTTAAACGCGCTGTAAGCTCTTCTAAGACGGCCTCAGCGTTACATTCAGCCACCATCTGCAATAAATGGCGGTCGGCCTCGTCCATCTTGTCGCTGTCGTCGTAATGGCAGCCCATTAGCGCCTCGTTTAGCGTGCTCGGCCTGTTATTTAAAAAGTCAAGTGCTGATTGCCATGCCATCTCTTCAATGTCGGCATCAGTTGACAAGTGGCTAAGATGCGGCCACTCCCAATCTACCTGATCGCGTGTGTGTACGCTGCTAAATGGATCTATCATGGTTATTGCTCCTGTTGTTTACTTCAAAAACCGCCTTAGCGAATCCTCTCGGCGTTGCGCTGCGGATGTTTTTAGTCTTCATGGACTTACCTCCCAGTAGTTGATACTGTGCGGACGCTCCAAACGACTCACACGCCACCGGCTTAGGCTCTGGCATAATAAACCCCTGCCCAGCCCACAAGCAAGTTTTTTTGCTGTACGCGTCGCGTGGCGCGATGTAGTCCGGCCACTTCGGGTGCGTTGCCTCGTCGTCGTTTAAATACCCGCCGTATTCATACGGGTGAAAGCGATAATCTGGCTTGCGCCACAACGTAGCAAGACGAGAGACGGGGTTCTCGATAAAGTAGGGAACGCCTAGCTCTTCAAAGAACAGCCCGCACCTGATCGCGTGATCTGCCGCCTGGCGTTGAAATCCTGGCCTTGCTGCCTCCTTACTTGCAAAGTGTGCAGCGCCAGAGACTGCCAGATCAGTGCAGACGGGGAACGCCATGCCAAACGTACAGCTGTCACCTACTAGCTTGGCAAGTGTTGCGAACGCCTCGCTATCGTACAGATCCACCCGCACATAGTTGATAGAACCACCGCCGTCGAATCGTTCTACTTCGTCGCCGGTGTGCTGTATGTCGATGGCATAGCACGTATGCCCAGCCAGCGCCCACGGTCGGAGCGCTTCGCCGGTGTAGTCGTACAGTGAAAGGACAGCCATGATTAATAGACGCCTGAGGCGCTTTTAATTGCGTAGTGATCGCTTAATCGGTTGGCAGTGAGCACCCACTCACCGCGACTGTCCCACACCTTATAGGTTAAGTGAGCGCCCTTGCGTTTAGATTTAACGGCACAACCTGCCGCGCGTAGTTGTAGCAACATGGTTTGAAAGTCTCTGCGGTTCATTGTCTCACTCCTCCTCTAAGTTAATGCGGCCATCATCAACCGCTTGCAAGTAGCTCTCGACCCACTCGTGAACATCGGCAGAGAGCGCCCAGAACGCCAGCGCGGAGAGTATCTCGGCAGATGATGAACAACTGCCCGCATCAAACAACCCCTCCTCTAACGCGTAGTCGGCGTTGGGTGAGAAGTTCAGTACGTCGGCGTGATACTTGGTATAAATGGCGTATTGACTGCCGTCCACCACTTGAACAATGATATCGCCCAGCTCCATGTGGTCGCCGTCGGTCTCGTTAACTTCCAGCACCGCGCAGCCAATCTCGGTGATTGCTGAGTCATAATCCAAACTACTGTTGATGTTTTCCATAATGTATTGCTCCGGTTGTGTTTAAGTAATGATATCAATAGAACCGCCTGCACGCAAGCGGCTCGATGATAGCACTAGCCGTTAAAGGATTGGCTGCTGATTCATTCTAACGACTATATCGTCGGGGTCTATGTCGTACCTTTTGGCAAGATTCATTTTTACACTTGCCAGCTCTGGCGTAGACGGTTGGTAAAACTTCGCACCGGCAAACTCGCAGAGCTTAGCCCACGACAGATACATAGGCTCACCGTTTTTAGTTATTTTAAAATCAATTATTGCCTTCATTTTTAGCACTCCTCGATGATTTCAGTTTTTATATTCACGTTCTTATACTTATACACCATCTCTTTCGAATACTCGGTGCTTTCCGCTAGTTGGTCGTAAGTAAATACGCGCTCAAACTCCTTAATGGTTCGCCAATTGTTATTACTGCCTGCGCCATATACTCGGATTTTAAAGTTGGCCATGATTATTACCCCTCAGTTATAGATTACTTCAAAAATTTGTTGAATACGCTTTCGGCTGTCGGTTGCCCAGTCTTCGAGCTTACCATCACGCACCACACTAACATGGCCGCGACTATACACTAGGAAAGTACCATACCGCGACAGCTTGCGAGTGACAGTGCTCAGCGTCCCGCCACTCTCATAGACTGGTTGAAGCGTCACGCCGTGATCGTTTAAAAACTTCACCTGATCGGGGAAGTATGTTCCGCGACCGGTGCGACGTCCACGACGTGCCCACTCAGCGCGCGCCTTTCCAAACTTCCAGCCTAGCACTAACGCGGCGGCGATTACCGTGCAATAGTTATTTTCTCCCTTGTAGTGCTTTGCAGCGCTTACAAGCGATTCATAAGTTACATGTTTTCGTTCCATTGTTTCGACTCCTCAAGTCTCCTCAGTACGGCTTACCAGCGCCGTAGACAATGGAGGGGAGAGAGTCGGCAGCGCGTGTTACTTTCTCTGTGGCAGTGGCTCGGCTTTCGCACCCGTATACGCTCCCGCCAGTGAGTACGCTAGCGACTCTCTCGATCCCCCGCCCTAGTGTGGTTTGCTTCTGCCCGTCCCCGTGGTGACTTATGGCATCGGCGACGCTTTCGCGTCCCGCTATTGGCTTTCAGTGGCTACCCGCTTCGGGCTGGCTAACATTCTCACAGCACCACGGTACTGTAGTCAGCCTAGTGTTTTGAGCAATCCGATCTAGCGCGCTCCACTGGGTGCCGGACATTTTTGCTATAGCCTCCGGCTGGGCTGTAGTCGCTGCGGTGTTTTGCTTTGACGGTTGGAATTGTGCAGCGATGCCACCGAATCTGTCCACTAAAACGAGTGACCAACTGAAGCGATACGGTCACGACACCGTGCAAAGCCCCGTCGTTCCTGGCTTTCAGCCGTTGAAATTATTTTCATTCAAGGGGTGCGCTAGCGTTGGTGGCGGTGTTGGCGGTGCTGTAGCCTCGCTGTCGGTGGCGCTGTCGGTCGGTGTCGATGGTGTCGGTGCTATAGGTTGGTGTCGGTGCTATAGGTTGGTGTCGGTGCTATAGGGTACTACTCCGCCCCTCTCTTCCGGTCTGTGTCGGTCGGTGTCGGTCGGTGTCGTCAATGATAGTGCTAATGATAACGATTCGCATTTAGCTTTTGACTATCTATAGAGGGACGGGGGAGGGGGCGGCGCTGTCATTATTTCTTGTGTTGCCTCACAGATTTGCTAAGAAACGAAATCGAAAACGACCTAAATCGACATAATTCGTTATAGCTTATCCCATTGATTACTCTATAGTTTTATATCGAACAGCTATATCGAAAAAGGCGGCGTAACAAACAGCTAGGCGTCAGCGTACTGAAGCGTATTGAGCTGTGTCATACGGTGCAATACGTGACCATATTCAATTAGTTGTTCACGTAACGTTGACTTACGCTAAAATCTATGCTATAATTCACTTATACGTTAAAGCATACGGTAGAGGACGATGGGAACGTTAGCACTACTACCATCAAACCCCTACAAACAACCCACTTCGGAACTTGATAAAACCGTTAACGAGCGCTAACGTACGTTAACGTATGGTTTTTGTCTTGTTTGTCGTGGTTAATTGTTGATTGGAGTGGATATGACGGACATCGACAACCCGCCTATTAAACGTAGACGTGGACGACCGCCAAAGAACGACTTAGCGCGTACGACTGCTATGTCTAAAAAGGAACAATCGGGCATAATGCGAGAGTATCGTGCACGAATGTTAGCATCACCGAAGTCAGAGAAGGTGTTGCAGAAGATCCTGGACGCTGCATTAGACGACGACCACAAAGGACAAGCAGCAGCGTGGAAGATTGTAGCAGATCGCATACTGCCGGTAGCGGGCTTTGCCGAAGAAGGTAACGCACGCCCTAACATACAAGTGAACATCTCAACCATGTCGCCAGAGGTTAACGTCACTGGCAATACAATTGACGCAGAGGCTGACGAATGAAGTTAAGATACTTCGATATTAGTGAATTCGCCTGCAAAGAAACGGGTGAGCTTGAGATGAACGTAGAGTTTTTGTTGAAGTTGAATGAGCTGAGAGAAGTTTGTGGTTTTCCCTTCGTCATCACCAGCGGCTACCGCTCGGTAAAGCACTCTGCTGAGGCATCTAAGCCTAATGGTGGAGGCACGCATACGCAAGGTATTGCAGCCGATATAGCAGTAAACGGCGGGGTGCAACGCCTCGCTATTGTTAAGCACGCCCTAGAGCTAGGCTTTACCGGCATTGGCGTAGCTAAGAGTTTCGTGCACGTTGATACGCGAAGCACAACCCCTGTCATGTGGTCATATTAATGCACTATTCAATTGGTAAGAACTTAACCGCTGGCGTAGCTAATACGTTGTTTGTCGTGCCCGAAGGGTATCACGCTAAAGTAACCATGTTGTTTATTGCTAACGCTGGTGGATCTACTGCATCAGTAAGCGGCAACTGGGAAGAGACTAACGCAACTATACCGTTTCAAGGAAACAAGTCTGTTGGCGCTGGAGAACAGCTACAGTTCGGCGGTGAGTATGGCTACTTCTTGGTTTTAAAAGACGGTGAATACCTAACGATTACACCAGCAGCAGGCAGCACGTTTACCGCTTTAGTATCGTTTGAGCTGTACCCACACCCTACGTCTAACTTCGACTTAACTGCTTAATGACAGACCTTAACGTACAGCTACTGCCGTGGCAAGAGAGCGTCTGGAACGACGACACGCGCTTCAAGGTGATAGCTGCTGGACGACGTACCGGCAAGTCGCGGTTAGCTGCCTGGATGTTGATCTTAAAAGCGCTAGAGGATTCGCCAGGTGGTGTCTTCTACGTTGCCCCTACACAGGGACAGGCGCGTGACATCATGTGGAACACGTTGTTTGACTTAGCCGCCCCCATCATTAAAGGGCAAAACGTCAACAACCTCACCATCACCTTAATCAACGGAGCCACTATATCGTTGAAGGGCGCTGACAGACCTGACACTATGCGTGGTGTCTCGTTGAAGTTCTTGGTTATGGATGAGTATGCGGATATGAAGCCGGACGTGTGGGAAGTTATCCTACGTCCAGCGCTGGCGGATCAGAAGGGTAAAGCCGTTTTCATTGGGACGCCCCAAGGACGCAACCACTTCTACGAGCTATACAAGTATGCTGACATGAGCGGCGACGAAACGTACAGCGCATGGCACTTTACATCTTACGACAACCCCTTACTTGATCCAGAGGAGATAAACGTTGCTAAAAAGTCAATGTCATCTTATGCGTTTCGCCAAGAGTTTATGGCTTCGTTCGAAGCGAAAGGCTCGGAGATGTTTAAAGAAGAGTGGGTTACGTTTGTTGAAGATGCAGGTGAAGCTGAGGGTGACTATTATATTGCTATCGACTTGGCCGGTTTTCAGGATGTCTCGAAGAAGCGCTCAAAAAATTCAAGGCTGGATAACACGGCTATTGCTGTGGTTAAAGTCAATGAAGTAGGTTGGGTTGTTGAGGATATTATACACGGTCGCTGGACGTTAGACGAGACGGCGCAGAAGATCTTTAATGTAGTGAGGAAATATCGCCCAGTATCTGTAGGTATTGAGCGTGGTATTGCAAAGCAAGCGGTAATGTCGCCGTTAACGGACATGATGAAGCGTAACAGCTTCTTCTTCCGCGTTGAAGAGCTTACACACGGCAACCAAAAGAAGACTGATCGTGTTATGTGGGCGTTACAAGGGCGTTTTGAAAACGGTTATATTAATTTGAAGAAGGGTGAATGGAACACTAAGTTCTTAGATGAGCTGTTTCAGTTCCCTGACCCGCTAACACACGACGATTTAGTCGATGCGTTGGCTTACGTAGATCAGCTGGCTAAAGTACCGTACGCAAGCGGCTTACTTGAGCAAGACGATTTTGATGTTTTAGACTCTGTTGCAGGATATTAATCTATGAAAGACTATAACGAAGGCGAAGCACCCTTAATCATTGAAGAGTCGCTTGAAGATTGGGTGATGTACAAGTGCGATGAGTGGCGCGACCACTACGAGTACAACTATTCGGAAAAGTTTGACGAATACTATCGCCTTTGGCGTGGCATTTGGGCGTCGGAAGACAAGACACGTGAGTCTGAACGTTCTAAAATCATCTCTCCTGCCCTACAACAGGCGGTTGAATCCTCTGTTGCAGAGCTAGAAGAAGCCACGTTTGGTCGTGGTAAATGGTTTGACATTAAAGATGACCGTAACGACGAGGAAGCTGGCGATGTTGTCTATCTACGCGAGCAACTACACGAAGACTTTAGCAAAACTAAGATTCGTAAGTCTGTCGCGGAGTGTCTAATCAACGCTGCCGTGTTTGGTACAGGTATTGCGGAAGTTGTCCTGGAAGAAGAAAAAGAAATGGCTCCCGCTACCCAGCCAATTATGGACGGACAGCTGCAAGCAGTGGGTGTTAACGTACGTGATCGCGTCGTTGTTAAGCTACGTCCCGTTATGCCGCAGAACTTCCTGATTGATCCTATCGCTACGTCTATTGATGAAGCGCTGGGTGTGGCTGTTGATGAGTTTGTGTCTAAGCACGTTGTCGAACAGCTGCAAGAGCAAGGTGTCTATCGCCAATGCGCGCTAGGCAGCACGGCTTCAGACTTTGACATCGAGCCTGACCAAGAGTTAGCGGTGTACGAGAACGACAAAGTACGCTTAACCAAATACTACGGACTGGTTCCGCGTGCGCTGCTAGACAAAGCCGACTATGAGGAAGGTGAAGAAGCAGCAGAGATTATCGAGAGCAATGACGAGCAGTCGTTCTACGTTGAGGCTGTGGTTATTATTGCTAACGGCGGCAAGCTGCTCAAGGCGTCTTACAACCCGTACATGATGCAAGATCGTCCAATCGTCGCGTTCCCCTGGGACGTCGTTCCTAGCCGCTTTTGGGGGCGAGGGGTGTGTGAGAAAGGGTACAACAGTCAAAAGGCGTTAGACGCGGAACTACGCGCTAGAATCGATGCTCTCGGCCTAACCGTCCACCCGATGATGGCGATGGACGCAACGCGTATACCGCGCGGTACTAAGCCAGAGATACGTCCAGGTAAGCTGTTGTTGACCAACGGCGACCCACGTGAAGTGTTACATCCATTCAACTTCGGACAAGTTAATCAGATTACGTTTAACCAAGCAGCAGCGCTACAGGCAATGGTACAGCAGGCTACGGGTGCTATTGATTCAGCTGGATTGAGTGGTGCGGTGAACGGAGAAGCAACAGCCTCCGGCATCTCTATGGGCTTAGGCGCTATCATTAAGCGTCACAAGCGTACCCTCATCAACTTCCAAGAGAGCTTCTTGATACCGTTCGTAAGCAAGGCTGCGTGGCGGTATATGCAGTTTGAGCCTGAGTTATACCCAGTCAAAGACTACAAGTTTAACGCTACTAGCTCGCTTGGTATCATTGCACGCGAGTACGAAGTGACACAGCTCGTACAACTACTACAAACCATGTCGCCTGAGTCACCTGCATACCCTGCACTGATTGAGTCGATTGTAGACAACATGAACCTTAGCAACCGCGAAGCTATCATTCAAGTGTTGCAACAAGCGCAGCAGCCTAACCCTGAAGCTCAGCAGATGCAGCAGGCGCAAGCACAGGCGCAGATGGACTTCCAGCGTGCACAGACAGCAGCCCTATCAGCTCAAGCAGCAGAGTCGGCAGCACGTGCTAACAAGATGGACGTCGAAGCTCGCGCTATCCCTGAAGAGATGCAGATCGACAAGATCAAAGCCATCACTACTAACATTCGCAAGGGCGAGGAAGATGATCGAGAGTTTGAGCGGCGGTTGAAGGTAGCTGATCGTCTCCTCAAAGACAAGGACATCAACGCTAAGATCTATCAATCACAACAACGAGGAGCACCGAATGGTCAACCAGCAGCAGTTCAACAAGGCGCTGGAGGAAATCAACCAGAGTTACAGCAGCTTGCTCAAGCGATTGGCGGCGCTGGAGAAGAAGGTGGAGAGCTATGAGCGAAAAGAAGAAAGACCCAAGGCTAGCTCGAGCGGGAGTAAGCGGGTACAACAAACCAAAGCGAACGCCCAATCATCCTAAAAAGTCTCACGTGGTTGTCGCTAAAGACGGCGACCAAGTGAAAACAATACGCTTTGGAGAGCAAGGTGCTAAAACCGCTGGTAAACCTAAGGCAGGTGAATCAGAGGCAATGAAGAAAAAACGTGCTAGTTTTAAGGCGCGTCATAGTAAGAACATTAGTAAAGGTAAGATGTCGGCAGCCTATTGGGCTGATAAAGTTAAATGGTAAGGAGAGCACTATGCCTAAAGTAGGAAACAAAACCTATTCATACACGCCCGCAGGTAAAGCAGCAGCTAAGAAGGCCGCGAAGAAGACTGGCAAGAAGATGAAGGTTAAGAAGTAGTCATACATAACGCTTGCATTTTTTATAACGTTATGCTATAATACCACTTAACAAACAACTGTCCTATTAGGAGAAACAGTGGATACTAAAACAGAACAATACTTTCGAGACTTGCATGAACTTTTCCGCTCACCTGGCTGGGCGATCTTTATTGAAGACATCAAAGCAAGTGTACCAAACATAGACTCAATCGTTAGCACCAAAGACGAGCAAGACCTTTTCTTTCGTAAAGGACAGCTTGCAATCTTAGCTAACATATTAAGTATGGAAGATCAAGTAGCCGCAGCCGAGCAAGACGCTCAAGGGTACGATGATGGCGCTGCTGTTTGACTTCACGTGTTCTAACGGACACACAACCGAATCTTTAGTATCTTCCGACACCACAGCGATTAGGTGCGGCTGTGGCGAAGAAGCTACTAGGGTAATCTCTCCGGTTCGATCTGCTATCGACCCTATTCGCGGTGACTCATGGAAGGCCACTAAGAAGTGGGCGGTAGCACGAGAACAGAAGAGGCAACAAGAACGGAAGGCAAACTCTTAGCAGACCTTTCATAACTACAATCTCCACAATGCGAAGGCACGGGGTTTAATAATGGCAACACTAATCGACGAGCGTCCTGAAGAGGATAACGAAGAAGTCAACACCTTTACCGAAGAAGCGGAAGCTGTGCAAGAAGACAGCCAACCCGAACCACAAGCTGAACCAGAGCTGCCCAGTAAGTACCAAGGCAAGTCGATGGAAGAAGTTATCCGTATGCATCAAGAAGCGGAGAAGCTCTTAGGTCGTCAAAGTTCTGAAGTAGGGGAGTTACGTAAAGCTGTAGACGGTCTTATCCAACAACAGACACAACTCTCTCAAACACAAGCACCACCGTTAGAAGAAGAGATAGACTTCTTTGCCGAGCCTGACAAGTCAGTCAACAAGGCAATTGAGAACCATCCGACAGTCAAAGAAGCGCTGGAAGCGTCGCGTCAGTTTAAACAACAGACTGCGATTCAACAGCTACAAGCCAAACACCCAGACATGGCAGAAGTCTTACAAGACCCCAAGTTTAGTGAGTGGATTAAAGCTTCTAAGATTCGGACTCAATTGTTGCAACAAGCTGACAAGCAGTTTGATTATGAAGCTGCTG